GGCCCCCACCGGAGGCGGGTAGCGTGGGGCGGGGGAAGCCGATGCACCGGATCAGGACGTGCGCGAGTTGCCGACGCGCGCGCGTTGAATCGCCAGGCGACCGTTGTTATGGATGCGGTCGGCTCATCTGCTTGGACTGTGCGCAGACCAAGGGCCACTTCGGCGATGGCCGCCATGCCTGACCGTCGCGTGGGGCGGGGGAAGAGATGATGACCTGCGACCATCGGCGAAATCTACCGGGAGGAACCTTTTGCGGCGAGTGCGGCGCGCGTCTTCGGTGGCGCTGCAACTGTGGGGCCTGGCGAGACTACGACACGTCCGTGAAGTTCTGCTCGGCCTGCGGCAAGCCGAAGCCAGAGTGGGTACGCCACGGTGATGCCTGACCGCCCGGCCGCGCTCGGGGAAGACGACAGAGTGCTTCGGCTCGCCGAGCAGTTGATCGACGGAACGTTTGCTCGAATGCGGATCGAGCTTCAGGCCTTGTTAGATCGAGCCTACGCGGCCGGCGTCGCGGCCGGGCGGGAGGAGGCGGCGCGGATTGCGGAACAGCACTGCGAACAGTCGCCCATCACCGACACCGGCTCGATGTGGCGTTCGTCCGCTGCCACGACCATCGCCGCCGCGATCCGGCGCCTCTATCCGCGATGACCGCTCGCGAGGCGCTCGCCCTCGGCCGCTCTGGCGCCTACCGCCGGCTTGATGACGGCCGCATCGCCCTTGCCTTCCGGGCGGCCCGTGAGGACTGCACGCTCTACGTGCGCAGCGAGCGCGGCGTCGGTTACCGGCGCGTGACACCCGAAGACCACGTTAACCCCGAGACGCCTGGCTGGGAACCGGGCTCACCGAAGGAGGAGGAGATGGCGAAGCGTAAGGCCGACGAAACCGCGAGAGAGGCCGCCACGGTCGAGATCCCGCTCGAGGGCGTCGCCAGAACCACCGTCACCGTCGAAGGCGAGGCGGCGGCTGAGCTGGCCGCCGGGCTCGCCGACGCGATGAAGTGGGAACGAAACGGACGGCCCTCGCTGGAGCCGTACTCCGTACGCTTGAGCGACGACGAGCTGCGGGATTTTGGCCGCGATCTCGCCGGCGTGCTGGAGGATATCTCCAATCTCGAGCGGCAGCAGGACTCCATCCGCCAGGAGATGAAGGCGAAGATGGCGGGACTGGAAGCCCGCCGCGACGAGCTCGCCTCCGTCATCCGTCGCCGCGAGCAGTTGCGCACCATCGAGCTCGCCTGGGAGCGCAACTACGCCCTCGGCCAAGCGCGCAAGCTCCGGCTTGACACCGGGGACATCGTCCAGACTCGCCCGCTGCGAGAGGACGAGCGCCAGCCACCGCTCCTGCCGGAGGTCGCCGCGGCTGCGGAAGGCGCCATGGCCGTGCACGCTGAGGCGGCCGAGTCGGAGGCGAAGTGAACATCCTCGCCCTCGATCTCGCCGCGCGCACCGGATGGGGCCATCGCTGAGGCAGGACGCATCTGAACGATGAGACGCTGAACAACCCTTAGCGCCAGTCCTTCGGAGGGAGGACACGAATGGAGCGAGACACGCTGACCACGCGGACGCCCGGAGTCCGCTCTCTTTTTTTGCCACGCACGACCCCCAAGTGGCCGTCACCCCTTATCCATTCGGTGGCCGCGCCATCAGGAGATTCCATGAGCCGCGCTGTGCGTACTGAGTCGGAGGGCTGATGATGGCGACGCTCCGTGACCAGGTCCAGGCGTTCCGCCGTCAGCGGATGCGGGCCGCGCTCCATCGGCACAAGGGGAATGTCACGCGCGCGGCCAAGGCGCTGGGCGTGGATCGGAGCTACGTGTACCGGGTGCTGAGATGGGAGAGACGAGCGCAATGACGTGGGCGCGTATCGACGACCAGATGCAGCATCACCCGAAAATCCAGGCGGCCGGCGCCATCGCGGAGCTGATCCAGTACCGCGCGATCCAGTACTGCTGCCGCTATCTCACCGATGGATTTCTGCCGGCCAATGCCGTCTCGTCGCTGCTGACCGGCCTTGAGCACGTCAGCCTCGCTGAGGGTGGCGTGCCCGGGATGTTCGAGGTGGGCCGGGACTGCGACGAAATAGACTGGCCCGAGGTGATGGTCGACGCGGGCTTGTGGCATCGTCGAAAGGGCGGGTACCTTGTTCACGATTTTCTTGACTACAATCCGAAAAAAACTGACGTAATTTCTGTCCGGGACGCAAGGCGAAGGGCTGGGGCAAGTGGCGCGAAGGTAACAAACTCGCGACGATGGCCATCAGCATCTGACGCGACACATGCCGACACCTCTGCCGACGCTGTGCCGACTGACCCTTCGTCGGCAAAACGTCGCCCCCTACCCCTACCCCTAGAAACAAAGACTAAAGCTCCTGGTACTACCCCCGGAGTAACTACACCGCCCCGCGCGCGCGCGACCCGGGGGAAACCCGGAGTGCTTGCTGGGTCAGGAGAGCAACCGAGCCGCCGGCAACCCGCCAGCTCACGACCGACGCGGATCAGCAAGACCCTGAACGGCGGACAGCCGACCGAGCAGCATGCCTCGCGCCCGCCTCCGGGCCTCTACGCCGAGATCCACGCGCGCATCCAGGCCCAGCATCCGGAGTGGAGCAAGGAGGAACAAGAGCGTGCCACGGCGGCGGAATACACGCAGGCGATCCAGCATCATGCCTGAGACCTGGACCTGCCGCTGTGGCGGCAAGAACGCCAGCGCGTGGCAGAACTGCGAAGGCTGCGGACGGGCGAACCCGAAGGCGCGGCTGCATGTCGTGCGAGATACGGAACCGACTGCAGCGCCCATCGCAACGGCTGAGGAGCGCGGACCGATAGGCACGAGTGAGCAGAACGCCGAGGCCGCGAAAGTCTTCCGCGCGGTGCTGCGCGGCGAGATCACGACGGCGGAGGGAGATAGACGGATGCTCGCGATCTTCGCAGAGCGGAAAGCGATCGGGGGGCCCCTGGACGCGGCCGGCCACAGCGGATCAGCGACGGCGCGAAATTCGAGCAGGTCCGAAGTGCCTGATAGCGCAAAGGAAAACACGACCTGATGGCCACCCCGGCGCCATTGCCACTCCTGACGCGTCCGCAGGTCGCCGCGCTGCTCCGGGCGAACCCGCTCACGGTCAGCCGGTGGGAACACGAGGGCCTGCCGGTCGCCGAGCCGGGCGCGCCGGGCAGGGCGTCACGCTACGATGCCGCCGCGGTCGTGGCGTGGTACACGGCGCGTCGAGTGGCCGCTCTCACGACGAGCGGCGACGGCCCCGCGCTGGAGCCGAACGCGGAGCGCGCCCGCAAGGACCGCGCGCAGGCCGAGCTCGCGGAGCAGACGCTCGCCGTGCGTCGTGGCGCGCTGATCCCGAAGACCGAGTTCGAGCGCGTGCTGGGCCCGGCGGTGACGGCGATCCGCGCCAAGCTGCTCGCGTTGCCGCGCGCGGCGGCTCTCCGGGTCGTGCGGGCCGCCAGCGGGGGCGGGGGCGAGAAGGCCGTCGAGCGCGTGCTGATGGCCGACGTGCGGGACACCTTGACCGCGCTGGCGCATCTGGCGGGTCCAGCGCGTCGACGAAAGGGCACGGCATGAGTGCGACCGCGGAGCTGCTCTCCCCCGTCCTTGCGGGCTTCGCCCCGCCTCCCGAGCTCACCCCGAGCCAGTGGGCGGACGCCGAGCGGGTTCTGCCGGAGATGAGTGCCGAGCCCGGCCGCTGGCGGACGGCGCGCACCCCATATCTCAGGGGAATCATGGACGCGTTCGTGGACCCAAACGTCGAGACGGTGGTCCTCATGAAAAGCGCCCAGGTGGGCGGCAGCGAGAGCCTCCTGAACGTGCTCGGCTACTTCATCGCGCATGACCCGTGCACGATCCTCGTGGTGCAGCCGACGATCGACATGGCGCAGGCCTTCAGCAAGGACCGGCTCGCGACGATGATCCGGGATACGCCGGCTCTCCGCGCGAAGGTGCGGGAAGGGCGCGGCCCGGGCCTCGAGTCGACGCTGCGGCACAAGGTCTTCCCTAACGGCTGGCTGGCGCTCGCCGGCGCGAACTCTCCCGCCTCGCTCGCCGCTCGTGCGGTGCGTGTCCTGATGTGCGACGACGTCGACCGCTTCCCGCCCGTCGTCGAGGAGGAAGGCGATCCGGTGGACCTCGCGATGAAGCGCACGACGACGTTCTGGAACCGGAAGATCGGCCTGATCTCGACGCCGACGCTCAAGGGCGGCCGCATCGACACGTGGTACCAGCGCAGCGATCGGCGACGGTTCTTCGTCCCGTGCCCGGCGTGCGAGCGCTGGGATTTCTTCACGTGGTCCGGACACGTCGCCACGAGGGTCGAGGGCGAAGCGGAGCGCCCAGACACGGCCGGCGCGCCGCCGGAACATTTCCGCATCGCGTTCGACGATCGCGACCCGAACACCGCGCGGATCGAGTGTCCGTGCGGAGCCGCCGTCGACGAGACCGTGCGCCCGGCGATGAACGCCCGCGGCGAGTGGCGGCCGACGGCGATCGCGCAGACGCCGGGGCTCGTCGGCTTTCACATCTGGGAATCCTACAGTCCTTGGGTCACGCCGCGCGAGCTCGTGGCGAAATTCCTCGCCGCGCGCGCCCGAGGTCGCGAGAGCTTTCGCGTGTTCGTGAACACGTCGCTCGGCGAGGGATGGGAGGACCGCACCCGGCGGATCGAGCCCGTCGGGCTGATGGCACGCCGCGAGGACTACGGGCCCGGCATCGAGGCGCCCGCGGGGGTTTGCTGCCTCGTCGCCGGCGTCGACACGCAAGACGACCGCTTCGAGCTGCTCGTGTGGGGCGTGGGGCCCAGCGAGGAGAAATGGGTGGTCGACTGGCGGACGATCCCCGGCGACCCGAAACAGCCGGAGACGCGCGCCGCGCTCCACGACGCCCTGATCCGCCGCTACCGGCACGCGCTCGGCGTCGAGCTGCCGATCATCGCGTGCTGTATCGATTCCGCGGGGCACCGGACCGAGGAAGTGTACAGCTTCGTGCTCGCGCAGCAGCACCTGCGGCTCTACGCGACCATCGGGCGTGCGGGCTTGAGCGGGCAGCCGCTCGTGTCGGCACCGACCCAGAAGCGCTACGGCGCCAGCGCCCGCCCGGTCCCGCTCTACACGGTCAACGTCGATGACGCGAAGGCGTGGCTGTTGGCCGACCTGAGGCTGGAGGGCACGGGCGGGCCCGGGTACCTGCATTTCCCGACCCTCGACACGGTGAACGAGGCCTTCTTCGCCCAGCTCACCGCCGAGCAGCTCGTGACCCGCTACACGAAGCTCGGCGTCGCCCACCAGGTCTGGGTGCAGACCCGGGAGCGGAACGAGGCGCTGGACTGCAGCGTGCTCGCCCTTGCCGCGCTCCGGCTCCTCCGACCGAACTACCTGCAGATGGCCGAGCGGATCCGGGCGGCCGCGGTGGAGCGGGCGGAGGCGCCAGGAGTGCAGACGTCTGCAGACAATCCGCCGGCGCCGCCCCCACGACCATCGGAGCGCCAGGTCGCGCGCAGCAGCTATCTCGGGGCGAACACGCGCGGGGCGGGCTGGTAAGGTGACCGCGCCCGCGCGCTGGTACACGCTGGAAGAAGCCGCCTGGGAGCTGAAGCGCGCGCCGGGCAGTATCCGCAACGCGCTCCGTCGGCACGATCTGCCCCGACGCCTGATCGTTGGCCCAGGCCGCCACAAGCGCATCGTCACCGCGATTTCGGATCACACCCTCGAACGTCTCCGCCAGCTGCTCTGGGTGCCTCGGTCTAAGAAGAAACAGGCCCGTACGTAGGCCCTCCGCTTCCCTGCACACGAGCGCGCACACGAGCGCGCACACGATAGGGCACACGCTTCGCGTTTGACGGCTCCGTGTATATAAGTCCACCGTCGCAGTCGGGATGCTATACACGCAAGCCGACGTCGACCAGATCAAGACCGCGATCGCGCAAGGCGTCTTGCAAACCAGCTTCGGCGAGCGCACCACGACGTTCCGCAGCCTCGAGGACATGCGGGCGACGCTCGCGCTCATGGAGGCCGAGGTCGCCGCCGCAGC